TCTAAAGTAGCCACGTCGTTAAATTCAGACATGAACAGCTTAGCGCCGCCGACTGGTCTTATGTCCGCAAGGTTGTCCGTAGTACGGGCCTTCTCTAATAGTGATAAAGAGTTCAAGACAACCCGCTCCGCTTCACCTTTGCCCGTAAGGAACGTCTGCACTAAACGAATAATGGTTTTAAACGCTGCGGTTAACTGCTCGAACCAAGGCTGCGTAGCCGCAGAAGGGCTAGGATCAATCTCAGCTATAAGCTGGCGGAAATCTCGCAGGGTAGAGCCGTAGGATATTAACTCCAAAGCGGCATCGAGCGGGTTACCTTCGTTACGCAGTTGTTCTAGCTTACCAATAACAACTAACGCTTTGTCTTTGTGGTCTTGAGGCATAGCTACGTCTTGGAACGCCTGTGTCTTGGAGAACGCAATTATGTTGTCCACAGAGTTTTGCAAGTCTACTACGCTAGCTTCGGTAGGATTGTTAAACACATACCCCTGTAGCACCGAGTGCAACGCCTCGTGCAGTACTTGTTCTTGGGAAGCGTCGCGGTTCAGGTATACAGTGTTAGTGTTGGGGTCAAACTGCGGCCCAGTTACGTCGTTATCTACACCAACAAACTCAACTTGAACTGGGGCTTTGCCCTCATTCATTCGCTCTAGAACGTCGCGGATACTTCTGCCTAAAGTAACAGCATAAGGACTAGGCTTGCCTTTCCAGCTAGACACTCTTTCTAGTACAGCGCTAAGTACGTCTTTGCCATCTTCTTTTGCTTCCGCAACTGTGGCTTCGAGCGGCGTAGGCATACCTTTCTTCATTTCAGCTTTGTTACCACGCGTAACAGTGCCGGACACGACATCTTTCTGGCCTAGCGTTCCGTCTTTATACTGGCTAAACGCGGTGGATATTAGTGAGTCTATACTAGTATTTACTTTGCCTGCGCTGACAAAATTGTAGCCCGGAGTGAAGATAGCGCTAATTTTCTTGCGCATCGGGGCTTCTTTAATACTTGTCTTAGCGTTAGTCTCTTGGTCTACTTTAAGAGCACCTAAGATAGCGGACAAGTCTTTATCGCTCATTCCGCCAGCAGACGGGTTAAGCAGCTTTTTGAATGTGGCTTCTAAATCTCTTATCGCTTTGTTGTACTTCGCCTGTGGCACTTCGCCTGCGGCTTTACGTTGCTTAGACGTGGTAGTAACACCGCCCACTGTAGACGTAACTCGCTTGTCTAGGTTACCAGCTTGGTTATTAGCAATAGTCGCATACTTAACAACGTCCAAGAGCATCTTGTGGATACCCTTCATTTGCTCGCTGTTTGCAGCGGTAGCTTCTTTGTTAACGTACTCTGGGTCTGTAGCAGACTTACCAGCGTTGCCTATTCTAGGGGCAGGGTATAGGGCAGGGTGGCGGAGCATTATCGCAATCGCTTTGTGAACGCCATCAGCCAAAGTCGGAGCGCCAGTAGCCTCGCCAGTAGTAGAATCCACTTCAGACTTTAGGATGTTTCTTATCTCTACGTCCATAACTGCGGAGTCTTGCTCAGTTACAACGATGGCCTCAAGTTCGGCTTGTTCAGCAGCGGACATCTCAGAGTCTATTTGATCCTGTGTCTGAACTACTTCTTCTACAGGTGCAGTATTTGTTTCCTGCGCTAGAGGTGACGCCTGTGTTTCTTCAACAGGGGCTACAGCTACGTCCTCGAACAAGTCACCTTGTATCTCTGCTTCGGCTTCGTTTGATACTGTTAAATCTGTTTCATCCTGAACTTCTACCGCTGCTTCTTTAGGCGCAACTTGCTCGTATACGTTAGGGTCGCCCTCTTGCAGCGCAGCTAACTGACGCTCTGTAATTTCACCTGTGAGCGTCGCTTCACCTTTATCGTTTACCGATATAACTTTTAGTGCGTTTTTGAAGTCCGCCAGTTTTTCTCTTGCTACAGCAGCTTCGGCTGCGCCGTTAACTTGTTCCGCAGTGTCTGCGATTTGCTCATCGAGAACACGAATCTTTTCAGCTTTGTTTTGCGCCATAGCTGCGCGTAGTTTTTTAGCTCTGCGCTTAGATGGTTTTGTTTTCTCTTGCTGAAAAAGGTTATCTGCTTGCACGCCTGCCCTAGTACGCTGCAACATTTCTAGTCGCTGTGCTAAAACTTTCTTTTGACCACGCTTTATATTGCCAAACTTAGCAACGATAGCTTTTAAGGAAGCAGCGAAATTTTGTTGTGGCCCAGTAGCGAAGTCAAAAGAAAATTGGTCTTCGTCTAGTACGGGCGCTTGCTCTGCTTGCTCTGCTGGCTGTTCGATGGAACCTATGTTCTGCGGCGCACCAGCCTCGTCATACTGCCCAGCTAATGGGTCGTTAAGGTCTAAGTTTTGTTGAAACTCTGGTTGCCGCTCTTGTACAGGAGTGGGGGCATTGCCCGCCAAGTCTGTCTCTCCCAGTACGTTAGTTTCTACTTTCTTAGGTGCGTCTATTCTTCGTTGCCCAATGGCAGATACAGCACCGCTCATAGAGCCGCCTGTTAATCCACCAGCTACAGCGGCGTTAAGGAATCCAGAGCGCATTTCTTCAGCGGTAGCAGTGCCGTCAATGCCAAACTCCATACCCGTTTGTGCCACTTCAGTAGCAGCTTCTGTTACAGAGCCTACAGCGCCAGCTTTACCAAACCTAGAAACCGCGCCACCTGTGTATCCGCCAGTCTTAAGTCTAGCTACGCCAGTAAGCGCAGCAGGCACAGCCGCTTCAGCTAAGCCGTAAGGAACAGCGCCGAGTAATGCCTTCCAAGGATCAGGGTCACCATCAGCAGCGGAGGATTCATATAGAGAGCCAAAGCCAAGGCCAGTACCTACCATAGTAGACTTAGCTAGCGCCTCACCTTGTGCGAGTGCTTGCTTGCGAGCTGCGAAACTAGCACCTTGCTGAACGCCACCACCACCTAAAGCTCTAGGGGCTGTAGCTGCTAACCTAGTTAAGCCAGCAGCGGTGCCCGCCTGACCTAGGCCCGGAAGTGCTTGCGCTGCCACTACAGTGCCCATAATAGGCAACTGCTTACCGATCTGATACTGCGCGTAGTCTATATAGTCACCTACGCCTTCTAAGTCTTCTACGCGATCTAATCCGGGCTTGCCCGCTAGATACGACTCATAACCTTGTCGTTCCGCTTGGCCACGCAAGTACTCAGAAGTGTCTTCCGCGCCTACAATGTCTGCTATACCAGCGGCAGCACTTGTACCAAGCATCTGCACTACGTCTACGCCAGAAGAAATACCCGCAGCCAACTCACCACGGTCGCGGCCTGTGCTGTACCCGAGCTGTTCTGCTATGTCCTGCGGGTTTTGCCCAACAGAGTTACTGTACTCCACGATGAGCTGGGCATCACTTAGACCTTGGAACTCCGCAGGAGCTGTTTCACGCAGTTGCTGCAAGCTATATATAGACATTTTATACCCTACAAGTGATTACTGTAAACCCGACCCTGTACCCCAGCTAGCGCTCCTTATGCGGAGGGCTTTTTGAAGCGCGGGGTTCTTTAGCTCAGGATCATACGCTATATCTCTTATTTGTGAGGCGCTATATTTGTTGATCAGTTCTACCGCTTGCGCCGCCGTTTCTTTATCGCTAGCCGCAGCCGCATCCGCATCGAGGGCTTTTCGCTCTCTCTTCGCTAATACTTCTTCGACGCTTAGCCCCGCAGTAGGAGGCGGGTCTTTCAGGTTGTCCGTAACCAGTGGAGTATTACCACCACCCCAGCCAGCTAAGCCGTCTAGGCCAAATTCTCCACGTATACGTAATAGTTGGGGGGCCATGTCCTTACTTGCGTACTGCGGGTTGTCCTTTAAAAAATCGCCGAACAGTTTTTCTTTCTCCGCTAAGGTTTTGGCTTGGCTTATTTTATATGCTGCCGACTCTTTCTTTTTCTGCATAACGCCGACTAGATAAAACGGGTTGTCCTGTACAGCAGCTAACTCCTGCTCCGCGCGCCCGCGTACTTCGGCTAGGCTAGAGAAAGACTCAAGAATGTCGTCCCCGTTAGCTATTGCGTAGCCAACAGCGTTGCCATTCTGGTCTTGTACCGCTCTAAGCGACGTGGGTTTGCCATCTGCTAAGTTAGGGTCGAACATTTCAGCTAGCGAACTGTTAAACGCGTCAATTGTTTGCGCTTCGTCACCACCAAAATCTCTCGCTAAAAAATTCTCTATAGGCTTCCTAGCTTCTTGGGTTATATAACCTGCCGTTTGGGCGTTAAATCCGTTGTCAGAATAGAACTTGCCTGTAGCAGCGGTACGTGCGGCTACTAGTTGTTTAGGCGTTTTAGCATACTGCCTGTCTATACTCTCTAGAAGAGATTCTAAAGAACCCCCGCTGCTAATAACTCTCTGATACTCACTTTCTCCAAAAGCTACTGCGTCAGCAGATGCTCTGTCCTCCCTAAGTTTGTCAAGCTCAAAATTAAGAGAGTTTATGTTGGCCGTGGCTAACTCACCTTGAATCTTATTTCTCGCGGCAGCGTTCGCCTGCGTGGCTGCGTTATTATCAGTGATGGCTTTGAGCTGTGCTCTAAACTCGTCAGACTTAACCTCAAACTCATTGTCTCTTTGTTCTAAACTCGCTTGGAACTGGCTTTGTTGCTGCGAAAGCCTGTCTTCAAACTGTGAAGTCTGGGTAATTTGTTGCGAAAGCCTGTCTGCTTGGTCGGTAAGACCTGCGCCTCTATAGATACTTTCTCTACGTCGCATCTGGTCTAGGGCGCTCATTGGCGCTTCAACTCTTGTCGGAGCTGGCATAGGGCTTTGTTGTGGAGCAGTACCTGTCGGTGGTGTAGCTAATCCCATACCCGCAAGAGTATTCGGCGCTTGTGGCACCGCGCTCATGTTTTGGTCTGGGCCAGCGCCTATACCACCGTTGTTAAACGCAGCTTGTATGTTAGAGGCGGTCTGATCGCTTTCCTGTTGTTTCTTGAACGCCGCAGCTTGCTCAGCTTGCGCGGCGTCGAACGCAGCGATTTCCTCTGCGACCAAACCTTCTTTCCTCTTCTGCCTGCCTGCGTTTACAGCCTCACCGAGCCTAACGCCCGCTGCCATTCCAGATGCCCAACCCATTACGCCACCTCCACTTGTTTCATTTCCATGCCGAGCATGTTGTAGTCCACCGCATAGAAGCCGTCTTCAGTAAGTACAACTGCTTCTGGCATAAAGTTAAGAACTTCCTGAGCCATAACACCTTCATACATAGTGCTGTCAGGATCGTTAATGTAGCTGAAGTGGTATAGGTTAAGTCCTGTGTAAGCGTCTTTGCCAATCTCAGAAACGTTCTCCTTGATACGCATATCAGATGAGTAGATAGTCGCACCGGCTCCTACTAAAGCACCCATCATCTCACCAGTGGCGTTTAGTCCAGTAGAGAATACGTTCGCCTGAGTATTTGCCATGTTACCGTAAGTTTGCCCTGCGCCTGATAGACCTGCTTGGTAATTCTGTCCCGCGGACTGCGCAACGTTTGATGCTTGAGAACCCGCACCAACAGCGCCACCGTAAGCAGCGGTAGAAGCGCCTGCCAAACCACGGCCAAGACCAGCGGCGTCTAACTTACGCGCGTAGCCTAACTGTTGTGCTTGGTTACGAGCGCCAGTCATACCCTGCGCGCGCATAGCAGCTTCTTGTAATTGAGTCTGTAAGCCACCGCCACGAGCGGCACCAGAACTTGGATTAACACCTCTCGCTGCTTGATAGCGCGCATTAGAGTCCCGCGCAGTACTAAACGCCCTTGCGGCAGCGGCGCTGGCTTCACTAGCTTGTGACTGGCGATAAGCCTCGGTGTCGAAGTTTTGCGCGTCAGCAACTAACCCTTGTTCAAGAGGACGGAAGGTTTCTTGCTGATACTGGTAGTAGTCAGCTGCCTGCTGCATCTGTTGATCTTGCGCGGCCATCTGCTGCCCAGCAATCTGCTGAACAATGGGCTTCATATCTTGGTACTGCTGCTGGGAGAAGCGAAGCTGTTCGCTTGCTACCCTCTCCATACCCGAATAATCGGGAGCTCGTTGACTTTTACCACCCATAATTTATGACTCCTGAAGCCAGCGACAATTTTTTGGCCATAATACTAGTACCATCATATCTGCGTTAGGGGCACCATCCTTCATAACGAACTCTTCTACGAAGCCTAGGTGCTTATCGAACTTAATTGTGTCAGGCTCGTTAGTTGGTACAAGCCCAGTTATTCTCTTTAGTTTGCATACGTTAAATGCGTAATCGCAAACTGCTTTGAAAAGGGGTATGATCATACGATTAGGTTCTGCAATGGCTATGTGGACTGTGGCGTTAGACATGTTGTAGTTGTTTATCACAACACCGGCGGTTACCCGCCCTTCTTTCTCAACGCCTAGCGCGTAATAATCGCCCCAGCTGCCCTCCTGCTCTACCTGAGAAGCGACCCATTTGCCGAATCGCTCCTTATCGTCGTATACTACTCTGCCGTAATCAAAGCTCATGCCGCCAATTATGCCTTATATTGGAGATGTTGGCCAGATTATATCATTTAGATCAGTAACTTCCGAGTTGTTTGCGGGCACATCCCGCAATGCCTGCCTATACGCGGCCCACTCAGCTTTTTTCTCATCGGTTAGAGGGCTGTCTGGGAATTGCGTCCAGTCGCTCATAGAAAGTCGTACGTCGCGTTCTGCCCGACCACGTGCCATAATCCAAGACTGCACGACGAGCTTCTTGTCTTCGCTTTCTACCCACTCGCCATTCTCCCACACGCAAAAGTTATTAGGCGCAGCGGCTCGGGTCGCCCAAGCCTCGCCGTCCCAGTAATCTAAATGCATGTCTAGCACACGGATAGAGTCTAGACAGAGGAACCCGTCCTCAGTAGTGCCGTGTTCTGGCCAAGATTCCGCCGTCCTATACTGGCTTATTATATTGCCGCTGGCGTCCACTCTTAATTTTAAAATCATAACCCATCTCCAAATTCTACTACAGCGAAGGCTGCTTTTGTTGTGTAGTTAGTGGTCAAAGTATAGTTGCCCCCGCCGCTAGTCCACGACAGCGAGATGTTGTTGTTAGAAGCCCAGTTGTACTTAGCCGTCCAGTAATTTTGGAAGCCAATTATTTTAGCTAACACAGTAGAGTTCATGCGGCACCACCGTTTGGTGGTGGAGGTAGACAAACTTCCCAGCGAGAAAGTAGACGCTGTGCCAGCTGTGCCGCCAGCCCAGCCCTTAGCGAGTATAACCTTAACCGGGCGGGTTCTGGAGTCGTACGTTGTGAACGAAGTTAGCGGCTGCGAAGGTGTGTACCGGAAACTTGACGCAGTTTGCCCTTGCAAGCCGTAGTCAGTAGTGCCTGCTAGGAACTTACTAGATCTGGCGTCGCTTATGGAACCCCATTCCTCTGCGGAGTTGGCAACGATAACTTCAAACGTGTTCGTGCCGCTTGCGTAGTCTAACAACGTGAACGATTCTCCGCCCCCTACTATAGAAAACACTCCTGAGTAGCTAGCGGACAGTGGGCGCACATAAAAAACTGGTCGAGCGATGTAGTATTCCATCTCGTAAAAAGTTCTCGCCGCTGAAGTACCTCGGATACCCGCCACAGATTTATCAAATGAAAAGTATGTTAAGCCATTGTACGACACTGTTTGGCCTGTAACGAAATAATCTACCCCGCCCACTACCATCTTGTGTCCGGGGAGTATTACTGGGGGGTTTTCTTGTGGGAACGCCATCTCATTATCAGTGTAGGCATAGTCCAGCGATGTACTGTTAGTGCGCGAGTAAGAGGTGCCTTCGTACGTTTTGTCGCCACCCGTACACCACGAAGGTGTATAGAACGTACCCCCGCTAACCACGGTGGCGTAATGCGAAGCCACCTCTACATAGTCGGTGCTGTTAAAAACGGTGCTCCCATCAGAGTCTAGGACTTCTATCCCATAGCTCATAAGGCTTTACCAACAACATAAACGTTATATGTCTCTGTGCGGGCGTCAAGGAATGAGCACTGCCTAGCGCCACCGAATATGGTGTAACATGCAGAGTTGTTAGTGAAGCTAATAACCCCTGCGGAAACATACGCTATAGCGAAACTACCACCGTTGTCGAACAGGCTAAACCCCGCAGGGGTTTCCTGTATTATATAGTTATCATCTAAGTCCTGCTGGGAAGTAACTCCGGGCAAGCTGTATTGAATAGAAGACGGATAAGTACTGCCACTAGCGGAACTCGGCTGCAACGTTATACTGACCGTATCTATCTTAATTAACGAGTTAACTATCTGACTAGTGTCTATTATAGTTTCACCGTATTCGTCGAACTGCTGGAAGCCATAGCTCATTACGCAAGATTCCCAAGCTTAACTCTAAGCACGTTGCTTGAGTCGTAGACTTTAATTACGCCTGCTTCTATCTCCATACGCTCTCCGGTGGTCGCGCTCTTAATAGCAAACGAAGGAGAAACGCCCGCGAGCGTTACTTGGCTGGCATCTATTGTACCAGCGGTTATCTTGCCCGCACCGAGGTCTTCTATCTGCGCGCTGGTTATAGTAGCGATTTTAGCGTCTAGAGACCCAGTGAATATACGGTCTGCGGATATAAAGCCCGCGGTTATTTTGTCAGCGTTTAGTGAGCCTATCTTCGCATTAGTGATCGCAGCGTCTGCAATCTTAGCAGTGTCGATAGCGGCTTCGCCGATCTGCGCAGTGCTGATAGCGCCGTTCTTAATAAACGCTTGGTCGATGTAAACACCAGCGGGCACGCTAACCCCGTTAAGAACAGTAGTAGAAGTAGTAACAACAAATGGGACAACCTCGACGCCTGACGAGGAAGCGATAGCAAACCTGTCTGCCGATACAATAAACTCAGAGAACGGCGTACCGTTAACTAGCGTGCTCGCCAAACCAAAACCAGAAACGTAGCCGTTGTTATCTACCTTAACAGTGTACTGCGCGGACAAGCCATCTATCGACGACGCCGCTGCCGCTACGGCGGCAGTGTTGTTCCCAACTGTGGTGCTCAGCGTATCTACGGCGCTTGATGTAGTGGTGACTGTGTCGCCTAGCGTTTGAACACTAGTGCTTAGAGTAGATATATTGGTAGCTTGCCCTGCGAGCGCAGTTTCAGTTGCCGCAACATCGGTAACCAAGCCAGATATAGCCGTACCCTGCGTACTAATAGCACCTTCCGCTGATGTGACGCGGGTATCTACGGCGTCGAGGGCGGTGCTAGTAGCAGCTATGGCACCCTCCGCAGTGGTCAAGGAATTTTGTAGTGCCGTAACAGCGCTGCTCGTGCTGGTTATAGTGCCTTCCGCTGCGGTTGTCCGTGTATCGAGTGACGTTACAGCATTGCCATTAGCAGTGACATCTTCATCTAGACTAGTAACGGTGTTACCGAGCGCGACTACATCTTGCTGAATAGACGTCAGACTGTTGCTGTTAGCGCTGACGGCACTTGTTAGGGTAGCAACTGCATCGCCAGTTGCTAAGCGAGAAGTGCCGTCTGTGTTAAACACTTCACCTTCTAGCGTTGTTACATCGGTTTGCACAGTAACAAGGTCGGTGCCTTGTGTCGCAACGGTGTTCGATAGAGTAGTAACTGCATCGCCAGTAGCTAAGCGAGCAGTGCCGTCAGTGTTAAACACTTCACCTTCTAGATCAGTGATGTCGCTCTGCGCGCTAACAAGATCAGTACCTTGCGAAGTTACAGTATTAGTAAGAGTAGTCAACGCATCGCCAGTAGCTAAGCGGGCAGTGCCATCAGGATTAAACACTTGACCTTCTAGGTCAGTGATGTCGCTCTGTGCGCTAACAAGATCAGTACCTTGTGAAGTCACGGTGCTAGACAAAGTACTTAGCGCATCGCCAGTAGCTAAGCGAGCAGTGCCGTCAGTGTTAAACACTTGCCCGTTTAGTGCAGTGACATCGGTTTGCAGCGTGCCAATAGTAGTGCCTTGTGACGCTACTGTACTTTCTACGGTTTCGAGGTCGGTACCTTGTGTTACTACAGTAGAAGACAGCGTGCTTACCGCTGAGCCAGTAGCCAGCCGGGCAGTGCCATCAGGATTAAACACTTCACCTTCTAACGTGGTTACATCGGTTTGCAGCGTACCAATAGCGGTACCTTGTGTAGCAACGGTGTTAGACAGAGTACTTACCGCATCGCCAGTAGCTAAACGAGCAGTGCCGTCAGTGTTAAACACTTCACCTTCTAGGTCAGTAACATCGGTTTGTATGGACGCAATCGTAAGCCCATCGGTGGCGACAGTGTTGGACAGCGTACTTAACGCCTCGCCAGTAGCTAAGCGAGCAGTGCCGTCAGTGTTAAAGACCTCACCTTCTAGGTCAGTGATGTCGCTCTGTGCGCTAACAAGGGTGGTGCCTTGTGTCGCAACGGTGTTCGATAGAGTATTAACTGCGTCGCCAGTAGCTAAGCGAGCAGTGCCGTCAGTGTTAAACACTTCGCCGTTTAATGCAGTGACATCCGCCTGAATAGAAACGACTGTGCCGTCCAACGCAATAACAGTTGTGTCCAAAGTAGCCAATGCCGTGCCAGTAGCTAACCTAGATGTGCCATCAGTGTTAAACACTTCCGTGTTTAGCGCCGTTACTTGCAGTTCATTCGCAGCAATCCTCGGGTCTTCTAGAGAAACCCAGACAAGGCCGCTACCTTGGTCTATGTACACATACACTTTGTTATTGTCGTCGCTGTCATACCATCGACTAAACTCAGCTATAGTCCCTGTCGGCTCTGTAGCTTGTACGAACACAGCGGTCGACCCAGAAACAAGGTCAGCGATAGCTGCCTGAATATTGGATACGTTGTTGTTTAGCGTAGTAACTTCTTGGTCAATGGTGGTAACGCTGCTGTTTAGCGCGGATACGGACGAGTTTACAGCGTCTATAGAAGTATCTACAGCGCCTATTCTTGTTACTAAGTTATCGCCAGTGTACGTGGCAAGGTACCCAGTGTACGTCTCCAGTTGCCCCACTAAGTCTATCTCGTCCGACAAAGCTGTGGCAAGTTGCCCTTGTGTAATAGAGTCAGTAAGAGTATCAAGCAAAAAAGCTATGTCCGGCGCGGTAGTTGCAAGTAACCCAGACACGGCGTTGAACGGCCCTGTGCCCCCCTGCGTGTTAACGTTCCTTGCCCAATAATACCGCCCCTTGCCACTCCCGACTTGGTCTGAAATAACGCTGCCCCCAGCTGTGTCCAGCAGGGTTGCTAGCGACAAGTCGTCTAGCGACGAAGGTAGTATGTAGTCTGGGTCAGTGTCTGGCAAAAGAGTGTCATATGTATCGGACGCCCATATCTCTGTGTACGCGTGGTTAGGATATGTAAGATTATCCCAACTAAGTATTACGTTTTGGAACGCCCCAGCCGCGGCGAAACCAGTGACTGGCGGTGGCGTAGCTAGCGCTGGCCCGTCCAGTATGGGAGTACCTTTGTTGTCTATTAGGCCGAATGCCTCTAAGTCCGCCCGAGTCATTACCGTGCGTGAGCCTGCACCATCAAGAACACCGCGCAGCCGGTCTAAAAATATGCGGAGGTCACGCGGTATATCCGAAGTTATAGTGGGCAGTGCCGTGCTAGGTTTAGACATTGGCAAGCTCCTCCATTGACTGCGCTATGTTAGCGCCGAATACTTCACTGGTTCCGTTAAGTTCTACCTCCCAGTCTCTAGCAGTCATAACAGGCAGGCGGAATGGGAATCTGTTTTGTACTGTTTGCGTGTACAGCAACGCGCCGTCCGCGTATACCTTAGCAGTGACTGGGTAGGTTTCCGCTTCCACTTGTGCGCAAGACATTCCAAGCGGCCTAGGCATAGTGAAAATCTTAGACTTCCAAGTGTAAGTCAGGTTAGAGCCTTCGCCCCACGGCTTAATAGCCCCTGATATATGCAGGTATAACTTATCGTTCCGCAAGGACTGGTAGCCTGCTGTGGAGGTTAGCGTAGACAAGGCGAACTCTCTAGTTGTCAGGTCGAACACAAAACACCCAGTAGTAGAGCCGTTGTTGTAAAAGCCAATGTACTTATTGTCTTGGTGGTATGCGTGTACGCTTGTCGGGTCTATCTGCGCCTGCCACTGGTCGTAGGTGTACAAAGACTCAGTGATTATCTGCGAACCGCCGGGGGTCAAAGCCACCAACCCATCAGGGCTACAGTAGATAACGTAGTTGTTAATGCTGACAATACTACGCTTAGAAACACACGCTTGCTCGATGTCGGACTTCACAACCACCATAGAATCAGGGTGTGAGCCTTGTATAAGGTAAGGAGTTCCTTTTGTAAGAACTGCCAACGTGGTGTCCATACGACCGAAACCAACAACAGGGTGGTCTATAGTCTGTCGATATAAGTCTGGCCAAGCGTGGGGCACATAAGGCTCACAAAAGTAAACATCTCTGCCAACAAAACCAGCCATGATGCCATTAGGCAAGTTAGTAAGCCCCGCCATATTGTCAGGGGGCGTTAGCCAGCCCAGCGATGGAATTTCCTCTGCTAGTAACTCAGGGTCTACATCGTCTACAAAACCAGAGCCGATAGCCGTAGCAAGGTCTATTTCACCAGTGAACAAGAATACGCCTGCTGTAGACCGGTAAATACGTACGTGAGTAGCTATATAGCCTGTGCCGGGGGCTAAGAACCCAGTAAGTGTAACAGTTTGGCTAGGGTACACATCTATGGAGTCAGTTCCCGCTGCGGGAGCAGACTCTATCTCCCTGCCGCCCACTTTGTAGACATAAGTGTGAGTATACACTCGCGTCTCTAGTGCGAGGTCAGCAGAGTTACTGGGGGCAGCGCCAATGGCAGTAGACAGCGCAACCGTAGGTCTCTCTAGCCCCATGTGTATAGGGCTGTTGATAGCCGCTGCGCGAATAGCTTTCGGGTAGCCGTCACCGGTGTAGAACGTCCACTCTTCGGTGTCGCCGTTTATCTGCCCGCGAGCTACATCTACGTCAGTGTCCCAGCTAAGCCAACCTGCCGTTTCGTCTGTGGAGTCTTGCCCAAACTTGTATATAGTCTGAGTTGTACCGACGACAGTTTCTACAGAAGTCCCTAGACCTTTCATAGGTTTAAGCGAACCAGTGAACACACTGGCGTTAAGGGACTGCTGCGCCTGATTAAATTTTAGCGCGCGCGGCGGCGTTTTCGGCGATATGCCTCCGAAGCCCCGTATATTAATTCCAGCCATAGCGAAAGTCCTAGGGTAATAGTCCGCTAATTATATTACAGCTGGGGCTTTCAATCTACAGTCGCACGTTTGGCGTAACCGTCACACGAAGGCATTCGCCTGTTTGGTTATGGTAAGTAATCGCGTGGGCTGCTCGCCATGATGTATAGCCGCCTCTTGCGGCGTAAGCATCCCTACCGCTCAGCGTAGGGTGACGTTCTACTATAGCGCCGCCGCCCTCAGACATATCTTGCTCAGTGTGGTGGTAGTGGCCGGTATGGATATAGCAGTACGAAGCGCTGCCCCACATCTGTCGGTATCTAGGTTCCGAAGCAAACAAAGTTGGTAGCGCAGTGTTCTTCTTTTTATGCCCGTGATGGAAGCCAAGCATAATCTCGCCGTGGAGGTGAGCGTAGTAAGGGAAGTCAGTGTCGTCAACTATCATACGCTTGTTGTCCCTGTAGATTACCTTGGCGGCTTTTCTAAGCCACGCGGAACTAGACTCGTCGTGGTTGCCCTCGCAGACCAACAGTTTTACAGTTTTGTGCTTTCGCAGTAGTATCTCAATGCACGCCAAAGTAACGCTAAGCGCCATCTCAATAAGCTCGCAAAACCGCCCGCTCGCGTCTAAAACGTGCTTAGAAGCTGGGGTCACCGCTAGGAGGCCATCCCAATGTAGGAAGTCCCCTTGCAGGTTTAGTATAGCTATCTCACTTTCAGGAGAACCATCAGCCATCCTAGTAATCGCAGATAACGCTTCATGCTCTGCTATACCAATATCCCAGCTGTCACCGGTCTCAGATTTAGCTGCGTACATGCCAAGGTGGAAATCCGTCAGGGTGTACAGCGTCAGAAGTTCAGAGTTGTGGCCCTTCGCTTTGGGTATTACAGGTGCTGCTTTCCACTGGAAATCTTCTATGGCGTCGATTACAAGTTGGGGCTTGTAGCCTTTCTCACGCTCTTGTATGACCCATTGTAGCGCTACCTCATCGGTGTCGCCTTTGTATGCCGTAGAGATTCGCTTAGCTTCGAAACCCTCCATAGTCTCTTTGTTAACTGACCTATGGGGCGCTACAGCCTTGGTGGCCGCTCTAGCTTCTAGCCGTTTCATTAGTCTATCTACAGTGCGCCTACCACAACCAAGAACTTTAGATGCCTTGTTGTTTGAGCCGTGAGCTATAACTGCTTGTACGACTTCGCGGTGTCTTTCGCTGCTTGCGAACCTAAGTAAATCTTCTGGGGACATGTTAGCCATTTAGTTTTCTCGATTTTACTGAGTTGGTAGGCCTAGCTTTGCCATAAGGCCGGTTACCATCAATCCAATAGCTATTAATATGACGGCAGCTAACCCTTTCTTTGCTAGGTCGCTTTTTAGCGAAGACCAAAACTCTTCTTGGCTCCTAGCTGTTCGAATAAGTGCTTCGTGGTATGCCCTGTGGCCGTCTGCGTCTATTTCGCCTAGGGAGTTACGCGGGAACGCCCTGCCTACGGTCTTCATATCTATAGATATTTCCGCTAATAGCTCTTGGATTTTATCCAGCTCTTGTTTAGTTTCTTGATCCATAAATACGTCACACGTTGGTTTTAGGAACTATAGCATAGGGCGCAAATAAGTGCTATTATCGAGTTTCACTATCTAATTTAGTGTTTAATTAACTTAAAAGAAAGAGAGAACTTTATGAGTGAAGCTCAAGAGAAAGCTATGATTACGCTTGACGGCGTAGAGTACGTTGTAGAAGATTTACCGGATAACGCTAAGTACTGCCTACAGCAACTAGAAGACATTGCAGGGCAAACCCGCCAAACCCGCGCTAGGTTAGACCAATTAGCTATGGCTGAGAGAGGGTTTATTGATCAGCTGATAGAAGTAGTCGCTGAAGAGGCTGAAGAGGCTGCGGAGTGAGCGAGCGTAAGGCAAGCAAAGAGGACTGGAAAAGGCTGCGGAGAGAAATACCCGCAGTCGAACCCAGTAAAGGGCCAATAGACGAGTCCTTAATGCAGGTGTATATAGATATGGCAGAAGTAGAGAGTGATGCCATAAACCCAGACCACTACAAGTCTGGAGATATTGAGTGTATTGATGCAATTAAGGAGTCCATGTCTAATATTGCATACAAAGGATACCTGAAAGGCAACTGCATGAAGTACCTGTGGAGGTACGAAACTAAGCACCTAGACAACCCACAGCAAGACCTTGAGAAAGCTCAGTGGTACTTAGACAAGCTACTTGAGGTTGTTAGGTCGAAGTAACAAGTATGCTGGCCTACTCCGGTAGGCCTTTATTCCACAGGGCAACTTCCGCGATACGGCGTCTTGTAAGCCCCGCTAGCGGCCTACCGTTAACTTTGTCCCACCTAATTATCTGCGCTGGCACTGCCTCGTAGTCGCCCGAGTTAAGAACCCGTAACAGCGTAGACTCTTTAAGGTTAGTCGGCCCTAGGTTATACGTAAAGCAAATCATCGCGTCGAACTGACACTGCGTCAGGGGCACGGTTACTAAGTTATTCACGTACCGCTCAAATTCATATAAGTCAGACTTTAGTAGTAGCTCTGCTTTAGCTTGGGTACATGTATCGCCCTCTGTTACGTCTCTCGTGTGGCCGTATCCTATAGTCCATACACCTGCGCTACATCTGTATGCAGTTAGCTCGCAGCCTTCGAATGATTTTATAAGGTCGATGCCCTCTTGGGACGTGTTCATTACTTTTTTCCTTTGTCTTTTAGCCTCTCAGCGGTACGCATAGTACCTAGGCCTAACATTCCTAACAGTACCGGCAACATCACAGTTGTGTCCGCCTGTGGAATAACTATATCAAACGCCGCCGCTAGGGGGGAGATCAGAAAATTCACACTAAAACCGGCGACACAAACCCACCCGGTTGCTGGTCTCCAGCCCGATTGGAACCAGTTTCCTTTGGCTTCTGCTGTGTTAAGTTCGATTTGCGCCAGTGCGATACTCTGCGCGTGTTTCTCTGACATTGTTGCAAGTTCGTGCGCAATCTTCTGTTTGGTATCCGCATCAGGTATAAACTTATCCAGTAGTTTAGTTGCTGGGCCTATTAAGGACATTATGCTCATTGTGAAACCTCTATTATAGACAAGAATATCGCGTATAGCGTATATGACATGACGGCGATTACAGCGAAACCAACTGAGTTCCATAAGAACTCTTTGCGTCTACGCGCCTGTGCATACACAGTTTTCTCTCGCTGCTCTTTAATCTTGCGCCGTAAATCCACCAGCTCTTGATAGCCACCTTGCCCGTATGTATAGAGCAATAGCTCCCTCAAGTCTTTCTCTTGCTGTAGCATCTTCTTCTC